TCCTGCTGCAATAGCACCCGCTGATAAGCTTTGTGCATGTGATTGAGCCATTACGACTTGACCAATGTTTTTTACATTAGTACCTAAGTCTGACCCAGTAGTTTGTGATATAGGTCCCGCTTTAATCGGTCCTGAAAAAGTTGTTGTTCCCATTGTCTTACTCCTTGTTTTTCTGTCTGCTTACGCAGTCAATAGGTTGTTTAGTATGGAAAGGGGGCAAATTTAATTACCCCCTCCCTCAGCCGTTAGGCTGGATTTGAACCGTATAGACCTCTCCAGTCAGAGAATCCAAATGAATATCTCTCTCTAGATTTGTATCTAACGTTACCAGTCTCAAAGTCACCTTCCATTGAAGTTGCGATTGGAGCTCTAGTGAAGTGCTTCATACCGTTTGGTACATCAGTTCTTAACCACCAGAATTTACTGTTAGTAAATCTATGGTTAACATGATATCCACCTGGAACCATACCCGTAGATACGATTGCGTTGACATCATTGTCTGCTGTTCCAACTCTGTATGGAGACGCCATTAGTCTCTCAGCCACAAATACCAATTGTCTTGGAATGTGAAGAGTTCTAGCTTGTGCAGCAATCGGAATAGACTTGTCGTCTACAAATCCAGCAACATCAATTAAACCTTGCTCTAGAGAAGTCTCTGAAAGCTCAGCTTGAACTGTAGGAGTGTTAGCTCCTTTTCTGTTACCAGCAGTTTGTGATCCGTCTTGAAGTGGGTGTAAAGCGTTAATTAATGAAACACCGTCACCACCTGCAAATGCACCACCCGTAAACGAGTTATTGTACACAGCCGCACCTTTAGTTTGTTTAGCAGCAGCCATTGATCTAGCTAATGCTTTTGTTAGTCTGGTAGACAGCTTGTCGTATAAGTTGTCTTCCATAGCTTCTTCAGTGATTGAGAAAGCCATTGCTACAGTTTCGTTTGTGTAGCGTGCTACCCAACCTTCACCTGTATTAGCGTAATTTACGCCTTGACCTTCAAATTTTACTGATGCTTCGCCGAACCCTGGGAAGAGTACTTCTTCCTCAAAAGCTCTATTTGATTTTTCGTTCTCAAACAAAATCGCTGCTTCGTCTTCGTAACGTTTATATTCCGTTCCAAAGATTGCATGCAAGCCCGGTACTAATTGTTTAAGTAACTGACCTCTAGTTATAGCCATTGTATACTACCTTTCAATTAAGCAGTCGGGAAGTTGCCATCATAGCGACCCCACGAATGAGTGTTAATTTTAACAAGTACGTTCATTGGAGTTCCAACTGCAGTGTACTCTAAGTTATCCTCAGCAGATCCTAAAATCTGGAAAGGGTAAGCTTGTTGTGTTGCATTTTGCGTGTTACTTGCTGTTGATGAATCAAGAGATGATCCACCTTTAAATGTTACTGTTGAACCAGTACCTGTTAAGTTCTGTGCTACAGCTCCAACGTCTGCTAGAGTCAATGCTGCCCCAGCTTGATCTGCTTCCATTTTGAAGATCGTTGACGGATCATCATAAACATAAGCTTTGAAATTGGATTTTGCCACAGTGCTTACAGGGATTGATCTAACAAATCGTACGTCACCTGTACTGTTGTCCTGATATTCAGCACCCCAAAAGACTCCAACGACAGCGCCTAAATCGCCACTCCCGATGTCAGTTACTAATAGACCACTTGATAAAGAACAAGTATCACCTTCGAAATATGCTGAAGGTGCAGTAGCAGCAACTTGGTACCCGTTTCCGTCAACCCAGTTATTGAGACGAATTGTCCCACCATTGGATTGTCTTACGGGTGATAAACCATAAGCCATAAATTCTCCTTATTGCTTATACACTAAATCCCAATTAGTAACTAACGCGGTGTTAGTCTTGGAACTTAGCTTTGTTCGCCGCTCCTCCTGATACGGAGGTTGAGGATGTATCCTCTACTGGCATACTTGAGTGCGCTTGCGATTTTAAATCTTGCCCATATGCTTGGGCCGCCTTCGCTGTTTGATTTTCGTAGTACTGTCTTTTTTCTTTCATGTAATCAACATCGTGTTTCATCAAGATTAAATCACCTGAACGGACAGCACCTGCGTGCTTACCAGTTGTCATTACGTCAGCTATATAATTCTCACCTAATTCCTCAGGTGTTACTATTTCATAACCTTCGCGCAGACGTTCATGAACATTCGCATCATCTGGGTTATTTAGTAGTTCGTGACGAACCCATAAATATTCTACCCCGTCTGGTGCTTGAGGTGCTTCTAATTTAGAAGGTGCCTCGAATGATCTTTTTGTTCGAGTTGCCGAAGCTCTAGTCGTACGGCTTGTTTTAGTTGCTTGTGTCATATTAGCTCCCCGCCTTATTTTGGCGCATTTTTTCTCGCGCATAGTCTTGATAGGAAACTCCTAGTCTATTTGCCATTTCCACTTCTGGTCCTGTCAAAGTTACTTTTCGTTTTCCCGTTGCGGAGCGCGTTCCGCCTACAACTGTTGGAACTTTCCTAACAGTCTGTTTTCTAAGAGTTGGAAACTCTGATGTTAATCTAGCGTCTAGCTCGCTATAGTATTCCTCTGCTACTTCTTGTGGGTTAATACCTTCTTCAAGAAGTTCTCTGTGAATAACTAATGCTGCTTGGGTCTTGATCCTGTCTCCAGTCTCGTTGCCCCCAAACCACTTATTCCTTTTCTGCCAAGCTAATGCTTTTCGATCTGGAAGTTGAGCAGTTGGTTTTGCTTTAGTTTCCTTCTTCGCAGTACTGTCGGGTTTATTTGTTCCTAAACCTTTTTCTGCTCTAGCCTTATATTGTTTGGCCACTAGCTTCTCTGCTTTCACAGATGCTAAGACATCAGTTGCCTTGATCTCAGCGTCAACGTCGCTAGCTTCTTTTGCAGATTTAAGTACACTTAAAGCTTGAGATTCTTGTGAATCCAATCTTTCCATATATTGGTTGATTGCATCCAACTCAGAGTCAGCTTGCTTACTTCTAAGTTCGCTCTTCTCATTTAGCCATTCATTCTTTTCAGACTCATAGCCTTTGAGCTTTTCTTCAAGTTCCTTCTTCTGCGCAACAAGTCGCTTAATACGTTTTTCAGCGCGCTTGCCTACTACTTTTTTATCCTTTGGTTCTTCAGTCTCATCTTCTACAGATTCGGATTCAGTTTCTTCCTCGTCTTCTTCTGTATCTTCTTCGACTGCTTCTTCCTCAGAAACCTCAGTATCACTAGGTTCTTCAGTATTTTCTACAGTCTCAATCCCTTGAGCTTCTGTAGTTTCTTCGTCTGGTAACTCAACAATTATATCCTCTTCAGGTTCATTGTCAATTACACTTTTATTTTCGTCATCTATCATTTAGATCTCCTCGGTTGTGAACCGCGTTTATCACTATCATTGTATATTGTATACTAATTTGTTTGGTAATGCAAGGCTATTTCGCACTAATCTTTGAAGGATCAGGTACAATAGCTATGATTTCATCATCATTTATAACTGAATACGTTTCTTTTTCGTATACAAACTTAAGTCCTACATACTTTCCTGTCAATACCCAGTCCCCAATCTTAGCCCATTCAGTGTTAGCTTTGTTGTGATCTTTGTATGCATCAGGCCCCATGTCAATAATCTGTGATATAACACATGAGAATTTAGCATGCTCTACTAGTTCGTCAGTTAATATAATGCCCCCTGCAGTTTTGTTTTCTATTTCTCTTGGCTTTAATAATAGTCTATAACCTGCAGGTTTTGGTAGATTTTTCTTACTCATGTGAATCCTTTATTAGTTTAACAAGTTCTGATTGTAATCTATCTTTAAGATCACCTAGAGTATGTTGAATACCTAGCATGTACTTATAGTCTTCCATAGTGGAAGCACCTTGTAGGATTTGAGCAGTATTAGCTTGTATAGACTCATCTATTATTTTAGATAATCTATCTTTGTAGTCGTTGGCTGATGCCATATTACCTCCTGTAATAGTGAGGGGGCATTACGCCCCACTCGTTTATTTTATTTTTATTTCCTTCGGCCTCTTCTCCTCAGGTACAATTTTCTCTAATTCAATAGATAATAATCCGTTCTCAAACTTAGCCTCATTGACTACTACATCATCTGCTAATGCAAACGTACGCGTAAACGCGCGTTGAGATATGCCACGGTGTACGACATCGTCGGCTTTTTTATCATTTGGTTTAGATTTAATTGTTAATGCATTATCCGCATAATTAATTGATACGTCTTTCTTACCGAATCCAGCTAATGCTAAATCAATAGAATACTTTAATTCATCAATCTTACGAATATTATATGGTGGGTAATTAGGAACATCCAATTCTAAAGTTTGTAGTCTATCCAATAAAGAATCAAACCCAACTGTGAATGGTTTGTATGGTTCCCAATCTACGAGTGATTTAATCATAGTAACCTCCTTGTTAAGCGAAATTAAATCGTGACTCCTTTCGGCAGTCACTATTATTATATAGGATTATTCTTCTGTTGTCAACTTATTTTCTTTTAAATCGTAAAAATAATTTGTGTCATCACCAGCTGTCCATTTACTTTCTGTTTCTACATTGTATTCAATAGTAGATACTTTAAAATCTGGTATTAAAGTTTTAGCTGGTGTTAAAGATTTGTCGTAGAATATAACTCTGTTATTTGGTTGAGCTGCAAAATGCCCGTTGTCTAATAGTAATATGTTAAATGATTTATGTTCTTCTGGTACTTCTGAATAACCAGTGTTTAAAATATTTTTATCTGCATGACAACTGTCAATAGTAAATAAATATTCTCCTGTATAAAACTTTTTAGATGGTGCAAGATATTTAGCTTTACATCCTGCTAGTGAAGCTTTCTCTATTACTGTAATGTGATAGCTAAATGCATCCCACAGTTCTAGTTCTTCTAACTCAATATCCAACTCAGTAGGACTACCAACAAAAGCACTGATAGGGAGCTTATCATATAGAGCACCATATTCAGGCAGATACGTTTCAAAGTAGAGCGCTCTACCTTGGATAGATTTACAACTAACCCAAACACCTTCTACAAATTCTCCATGTCCTTTTTGATGATCGTATAGGTATTGTTTCTTAACATATACTTTAGTAGGAGGTAAGTTCGCTACTAAAAATGACATTAATACTTATCTTCTATTATTTTATATATCTTTAAGTTACCTTCTGCATCTGGTCTAAGTTCTGCTTTAACTTGTCCACATTCATAACGAATAACATTTGCTCTTCCTTGTGATAAATTACGCTCGGCTTCACGTTTTG